AAGATTTTCTATAGCAAAAGAATTTGATATATTATAACTTGTTGAATCGCCAGGCATGGTATCATATGATTGATAATTAGCACTTGATATTATTTTATTTTTAACGTGGGTTTGCTTCTTTTCTTTTTGAATTCTTCGGATGAAGGCGTAGTAGATGATTTGGGTAAAGTAAGCAAAAGGGTTCGACGACTTTTCTGGATTGAAGTTTGAAGCATATTGAAGGCAGTTCTCGATACCATCTGAAATCATATCATCCTTGTATGTATAGTTTATAAAATTAGGCCGGTAGGATAGATGAGTTGCAATCTTGAGAAAACATTCACCCATGTAGTTTGTAACAGGTGGAATCCTTTCATCAGCTTCCACTGCTATTTTACATTTTTCTTTCCACTCTGTAACCGCTATTAGAAAAACTTTGTTATCAACGTAGTGTTTACCTTTTGCTTTCGCCATAAGTACTCTCCTTAATTTATACTACTATACTACATAATAATAATTAAGTCAAGGTACAATAAAATATAAAAATCTCTAAAATCCCTTGACTCTTCATAAAATTCATGTTACATTAAGCTTGTCTTGGGTTATAGAAATACATTAATGTATTATTTTACTTTCTGGTTCTAGGTCTTCTAGAAGCTCATCATATATGTCATCTTCATTAATATGGTCACCCAGCGAAATTCTTTCTGTACCACCTTCTATTTTATTCAACACCCCTTCATAATATACACTTAGGCCAGGTGATGCGGGTAACATAATAATAACATGTTTTGGATCAATTTCGAAATATGTTTGTTCCGTAAAAGGTTGAACCCATCGTGAGAGCATTAACGATTCAGTCATCCCCCCCATAGTAATGTTGGGATGAACATGCATTAACAACGGCTTCGAAATTTCATACTTACCGTTTTCTTCTGTGAGCTCGCAAATAATGTTTTCACCACTAATGAGCTTTAAGATTTTGTATGTATCCGTGATCATTGTAGAGTTACCTTGCTGATTTCATAGTTGAATTGTTCCTCATTGTATATATTTATGCGTTCTTGGAAGTGATTGAGCGTAAAGTTACTCTGATTCCTAAAAGTCAAATCATCTGCAATATCAAAAATTAAAACAGAATCTTTATTGTCACCCTGCCGCAATCCCCTGCCGATTGATTGCAAGACACGAATTTTACTTTTTGATGGAGATGCGAGCACGATGTTGTGAATATTACGAATATTGATACCAGTACTAAAAGTGCCGTAGCTCGCAATGACGATAGAATTTTTTGCATCTTCAATTAGGCCTCTTATCTCTTCTCTAGTGTCTGTATCAGTTCCACCATATACAAAATATATATTGCGGTCTGTAATTATCTTTTCTGCTGCTTCGTGCAGAGGCTTACCATGTTTTTCTACAAGCTGGAAAAGGCAAAGAGTATTCCCCTTGAGATGTTGTAGTAGATTAATAACGAAATCCTGCCGACCTTTGTGAGTGACAATATATTCCAGTTCCTCAGCGTATTCCATTCTCACTCTTATGTTTTCATGTTTTAGAATTATACACTTGATTTTAAGGTCAGCAAGAGTTTTCTTCTCAATTAACTCCTTTGTGGTAACTACTTTTTCAACAGGACCGAATAGACCTTCTAAAACAAGTTGATGCGTCTGAGTACCGTCTAACGTCCCTGTGAGCCCGAATCTGTACTTACATGCATGTAACTTGGTCATTATGCCTGTAAGAGATTTTGCCTTAAACATGTGCGCTTCATCACCAATTACACACCCAAAATCTTCAAAATATTTTGTTGGCATCTTATAGACAGATTGCCATGTAGATATCACAACATCCTTGGTTACCTTGCGGTCATGACCTTGATATACCTTTTGACAGTATGTACCAGAGCTCCAGCCATAGTCCTCAAAGTCTGTGTACATCTGCTCCACTAGTGAAGTGGTGGGAACCAGTATCAAGGTCTTTAAACCCATCATGTGATAGTAACGAACTAGTGAGTAAATAACCAGTGATTTACCGCTAGCGGTAGGAGAAACAAGAAGAGCGCGATTTCTGGCAATACCGTGATGTACGGCATCAATCTGGTAGTCGCGCACCTTGAGACTTTTACCTTGTGATTTTGGTTTGAGTGACCTGATAAAGTTTCGCACAACCTCACGAACAACATCCCGTTCATTCTCGACTCCTTCTTCTAGTATATAGTCTATTCCATTTCTCTTGCAGAACCCCTTGATATATTCCAGTAACCCTACATAAATTTCTCCAGTGCCAGGAGAGAAAAGTCGTATTTTCCCATCCCACATACGGTTGCGATACTGAGGCATAAATTTGAAGCCAGGAACCTCAAATGTAAAAAACTCTGTCAACTCTTGCCGGGCTGAATCTGTCATATCAGACAGAACTAGATAGACTTCGTTCTTTTTAGATATACGCATTCTGTAATCTACCATGTTCCCCGTATTCACCCCTCAATAGAATATTCCAAGAAACACTAACACGGTGTTCTTTAGTGGGGGGAACCCAATGTGATAACCAAGATGGAAAGACATACCCAACACCCTCTACAGAATTAAACTGAATCATACTAGAATTTATAAGGTTTGAAGTGTTTCTTGGTTGCAACACATGAGCTGCTGGTCTAGGATCAAAGAACTGTATAGGTGCGGTATTTCCTGCTTTCAGATAATACACTCCAGATAAGAAATTATTTGAGTGAGTATGCGGGGGATGTGACTCACCACTGTTAAGTGTGTTTGCCCACATATTTGTTATCTCTATTTTGTCATATTGATATTGTTGTTTTTCTAGAATTGAAGTTGTAGTTTTTAATATACGACTCACCAAAGGTTTAAATACTTCATCCTCATGTAACTTATCAGATGACAAAAGTATACGTTCCATCATAGGTGCGTGTTCTATATTTAGAGAAAATTGAGTTATGACCGTTGGAAAACAATTATAAGATTTTACGGCCGCCATAAACATCACCTTTACGAGAATTTGTACTACAATGATCATAACAAACTTTTGGTGCTTTATATGGTTCTTCTTGTAGTAGTGTATAAAAATCTAACCACTCTTTAGATTGTATAATATCTATAATATTATCATTATTACATATCTTCATTTTTTCTTGATAAAATATATCTTGTGCAATACCCCTGTTTTGGGGGTAAGCATCTATAAAACAACATGGCTGTAAATATCCTTGTGCTGAATGACCAAGACATTGTGTATTTCCATCTTCGTCAGGGATTATGCATTTTGGTTTAAGCACAATATTCATCACTTGGTTTAAGGTGTAAAATATTTGAGGGTTTTTCTCTACCCCACCTACTGGAAAATGATAATCCAAATTCTATACCATCGTCAGATGACATTTTTTTTGATTGTTCAATATGGTCTTGATTATAGTTAAAAACAATATACTGCCACTTAACATTAATACCCATATTTGCACCTAGTTTCATCATTTCATATAGATGAACTCCATTCTGATTGATACGATGTTTATGACTTTCTTCGGGTAAACCATCCAACCCAAAAATCCATTTTGTATTTATTCCAGAACGATTAAATGCATCCTCGTAAAAATTTTTCTTTTTATGAGAAGTAGCAGTATGAATATCAAGTTTTATGCTATAACATTTAGATATAAACTCAAGGATATTTGGATGTGTCATCGGGTCTGATTGTTGTCCACAAAATTCTAGATATGTAAATCCACTATCAATAAACTTTTGCAAATCTTCCGATGACATATCATTAAACAAATGTCGGTTTTCATCATACCACCAAGTCTGCCTTTCACATGCGGGACACTGTAGAGGACATCGATTAGTTATATCTAGATTAACAGGTTTTTCTAAAAAATTAATTTTCATAGTAGGAAACATTAGATCATTCCAGCTTCAAACTTTTTCCAATCTGTTGCGTTACGAATGTCCCACCCACGATTGTCAATTGATTTAATCACGCCCTTGCAGTAGTCTACACATGAATCGTAGTACCCAATTTTATTTGAAATTCTAAGAATGTCCTCGTCTGATTGAATGTACATAACAAGGTCTGTCTTCATAACCCTGATGTCAAACGGTTTTGCAGCATAGACCTTCGCATCAGCCTTT